GAAAATTAAAACTATAAAAATGAATTTCATCCAATGTTTTAAGTACTTTTATTAGTACTTTATATATGTTTTACAAGCTTTCACTGATCATTAAGAAGCTTACTATGTCTTGAGGATCTAAGTTGTAATTAACAACATATATAGTGTTAAGTTTACTTCACTATATGATTAATTTATTGCATCCACATATGCATGATATAGTTATCAAATGTGGACTTTGTCAATTATACGAGAATTGATAAACTTAGGGAACGCCTTCGGGTAGGGCCCAAACCCCAGACGAGACTCAGTAGCAAGCAATTTATGAGTTGTTTTTGAATATAGCTCTTGATTTAGTTCAATTTGAGCGTTCTTAAGCAATAGTAAATTTAACTTGTGCATTGAAGACGGCCGTAAGTATCCGCGGAATAACGTCTAATGATTTGCTTGATTAAATTCACTTTTAGTGAATAAAAAGATGCTGTGTCGACTGTTGAAGATTTATTCTTTGCAGGATACCTGCTTTGAATGATCTTTGACTCGTCGATTGTAATTATTACATGATGAGTCGAGGATTAAGAAAAGCCCAACAAACCCAAAAATCAAAGTTTAGTGAACAGGACTTGATTGCCTCTAAGGGGGTAAAATACTGTAAAAACAAGAGACATCGCCATAATCATGATGTTCCACCTATGTGCTTAATTTATATTTGGCTAATTGTTTGTGGTTCATTCTATCAACCTGGTCCCACTGATTTTCTCTTGTGTGTCATTCGATACGTGGCTTCATTTTTATTTGTTGTCGCCATTTGTTTTGACACTTGCACTTTTGTGCGCTTGATTTATAAACGATATAACCGACCTACTTTAGAACCACAGATGGGATGTTTACAAGCTGACCCTTATTTTAAGGAAGCTATCCAAGTGTGGTGTTTATTTGAAAGTTTACGTGATTGTAAATCAAAACGCGGTATGATTGCTGCTATTACCCAATATATGCAAGCTCACGTGAAACAATCCTTACCTTTATATATTTACAGCCAAATTATGAAGACCAATCGTATAACAGATTGGTCAAGTGATGATGGTCATGAACGAATTGAAGCAATGCTTGAAGAAGCTTTTGGAATGGACTCTTTACATGAAATTGATGAGGAATTAGTAGTTTTGAATACCCAAGATGGTTCTTTGAATAGTACTTCATGGCATGATGCTATGGATAGTGCTTTCACTAATTTTAAGGACTTTCGTAATTCCTCTACGGCTAAGAAATTTATTAATTTGATTAATGTAATAGTTTCTGCTGGTATGTGTTCAACAGCTGACATTCAATTTAAAATTGGAAATGTTAGCTTATTTACACCTATTGTATCAAAGAAACAATTGGCAGCTGGAGATGTATTTGAAGCTTTTTATGAAGCTGTTTCAGGTTTCATGAAAGGTGGATGGCGTGTTTATAAAACAGGCGAAGTTTCTGCTTTCTTTGTCGAGGACGATAAAGTGTCTCACTTTGACACTTTGTACAATAATTTACGTTCTTGGCATGGATATGCACTTACTGGTAATTTGAGAGAATATACTGATATTGATGACAACGAATATGATTCTCTCTTAAAAGAAGCTATTGAATTTGGGGAGAATCTTTTACATTATATTAAGAGATCTCAAACTTTTGAAAGAAAATATGTTAGTGACCGTATGGATAAATTACGTGACTATCATACTGAATTTACACAGCTTCGTACTCGTGGTGGACTTCGCATAACTCCTTTTGCAGTTAGTTTATTTGGCCAATCTGGATGTGGTAAATCTAGTTTGACCAATTTAACTGTTAATGCTGGACTTATTTATAATGGACTTAGTGCTGAGAAGGATAGAATTGCAACATGGGCAGACAATGACAAGTTTGCTTCTTCTATTCGTTCTCATATCAATGCTATTATTTTTGATGATTTTGCCAATACTAAGTCTGATTTTATAGACTTTTCCCCAGCTTATCGTCTTATTCAAGTTATTAATAATATTAAATATTTGGCTCCTATGGCTGATGTCTTCTTGAAAGGGAAGGTTTCATTAAATCCTTATTTTTGCATAGTTTCAACTAATGTTGAAATGTTAAATGCTCAAGTATATTCAAATGAACCCGAATCAGTTCTGCGTCGAATGTATCATGTTAAAGTCCAGCCTAAAGAAGAATTTTGCACTGACGGAATATTATCTTCTGAAAAGATTATTGAAAGATTTGGATTGACACCTAAGCCAGATGTTTGGAAGTTATCTGTTAGAGTATATCATGCTCAGAATAAAAGAAATGTTATTCCTGAAGCATTAGAATGTATAACCCATAACGGTAAACTTATGAAAGATGTTGATATTGATACTTACTTAGATTGGGTACAGCATGCTTCTAAGAAACATTTTGAAGAGCAAGAGTTGTATATTAGTAATCAAGATGCTATGCCAGAGAAATGTTCTTCTTGTGGCATGGTTTATTGTGAAAAATGTAAGACTCTTGAACCTCATTCTGGTGAGTGGAATTCATATAAACCACTTGGGTTTTTAAAATCTAAAGCTGATCGTATTCAGGAATTTTATGAGAGGGGATTAACTTCTACTATATTGGCTGCTAATTCACTGTGCATGCGGTGGGAGAATCTTGATTTTATGCCAGAAAGTATTATATGCCATCCCTATATTCTTAAATTTGGGTTATTTTTCTGGCGTGAAGAACTTAAACAATCTTTAGTTACTGGAAATGTTTTTATTTTTCTAATGATTTTAGTTCTTTCTTATGGAGTACCTTGTCTTGCATGCATTTGGATTTTGTCTGGTTTATTTACTATGTACTTATATACTTGCTGTACTGTGCAAACATATAAAATGATGATTCGTGACCGGATATTAGACTTAAAAGATGTTGTGAGAACTTATACCAATCAATGGCAAGTCACTTATGCTATTATTGGTTTGGGTACTATATCCATTATTTTAGCCTTGCTTCGTAATAGATATTCCAAATTACATACTCATACTGGTTTGGATCCACAAAATATTGCTGAAATAAAGGAACGTAATGATAAAGAGAATCCATGGTTGGCTGCCGAATGTACTTCTTTGCCAATGGATGTTCCAGCAAAAACCACTAGTCCTGATAATTTGATTGCTTCTATGAAGACTAATATTATTGGTATTGTATCTGATAAGAATAAGACGACATTGGGATTTTATTTAACTTCAAATTTCGTCCTTATTCCAACCCATTTTATATATGAACATGGTGATAGAGATATTTCTATTAAGTGTTTTAAGAATGGGAAAATGGAAGTGGGAAGTACTTTTCGAGATAAAATTTCTAAGTCTTTTTCTTATAATATTCCTGGAACAGATTTTACCCTTTGTTTTTACAAGTGGAGGATCTATGAAGGATTTTAGGAAATTTTTGCCAACTGATATATTTGTTGGGAAAACTCCAGCTTTATTTGTTACGCGGGATATTATGGGAAGTTCTCTTGAATTTGTTCCTACACTATTTAAGGGAATTAGCAAAGTAGCACATACCACAACTGTATTTATGGGTAGTTATTATACTCTACCTATAGAGACAAAGGCTGGTATGTGTATGTCTCCATTAGTTAGTGATGCCAAAGGTTCTATGATTCTTGGTTTCCATTTGGGTGGTAAAGGTAAACTAGGTGGTTGTGGTATCTTAACACAGGACCAAGCCAACAACGCTTTATCTGTTTTATCCCAAGTTGATGGTGTAGTTCTTTCAGCCTCTTGTGGTGATTTACTGCCTCATATGGGTAATTTCCCAACTTCAACATTTGATAAACCCATTATCAATTGTGTAGATATTCATAACAAAAGTGCAGTTAACTTTCTTAATGAAGGTGCTTGCATTGATATTTATGGTCAAACTAGTGGTAAAGCTACGCCTTATAGTAATGTTTTACCAACTATTATGTCAGATGCAGTTGAAGAGGTATTTGGAGTTAAACAGCAATGGGGACCTCCAAAGATGAAAGGTAAAGGTAGATATCCATTTCAAGCTACTCTTGTACATGCTTCTCTCCCAAGTTTGCCATTGGGTAGTGTTTTGCAAAAATCTGTCAGATCAATAAAGGATCTTACAGAGGGTTTGTGTAGCAAAATACCTGAATTATTTGAAATTGGTCCTTTGTCGAGAGTTGCCACAGTTAGTGGTTTAGTTGGAGTGAAGTTTATAGACGCTATGAATTTTAATACTTCGCCCGGATTTCCTTTTAGTGGTTCGAAACATCCTCTTTTAATTGATTTAAACCCTCAAGATTATCCTGAATGTGGTAAGCCTAGGACTTTTAAGAAAGAAATATGGGATGAATTTGACCGTATTATTGAAATTCTTAGAAGTGGTAAAAGGTGCTACATGATATGGAAGTCTTGTCTTAAGGATGAACCAACAAAATTGACCAAGGATAAGGTGCGCGTTTTTCAGAGTGCTCCCTTAGTTTTGCAGCTCATAATTCGTATGTATTTTCTTCCTATTGTAAGAATTATTCAAATGAATCCAATATTGTATGAATGTGCAGTTGGAGTAAATGCTGAAGGCTTAGAATGGGAAGAGTTATGGGATGCTGCTATGAGTAAGGGAAGTGAGCGCGTATTAGCAGGTGACTATAGTAAGTATGACGTTAGAATGCCTGCTCAAGTTACCATAGCTGCTTTTGATATTTTGATAGATATTGCATCAAGATGTGATGGTTATACACAAGATGATATTGATCTTATGAAGATGGTTGTTCATGAAGTTGTATATCCCGTTATGGCCTATAATGGTGATTTAATACAATTATTTGGAACAAATCCTTCTGGTCAAAATTTGACTGTAATCATTAACTCATTAGTTAATTCACTCCTTTTGAGGAGTTGTTTTTATACTAAATATCCTGATGCTGATTTCAAGAAAGAATGTGCATTTTTGACTTATGGAGATGATGTTATAGGTACTGTCTCGGCTAATTGTAATGAATTTACTCATATCACATATGCTGATTGGTTATCCGAGCATGATATGAAATTTACAATGCCTGATAAGGAATCTACCCCAGTACATTATATGAGTGAGAAAGATGTTGACTTTCTTAAGAGGAAATGTGAATATAACCCCGATCTTGGACAAAAAGTAGGTCTTCTATCTGAAGATTCTATTTACAAGAGACTGCATTCTCATTTATTATCTAAAGAGTTAACTTTGCCAATGCATAGTGCCCAGAATATCGAAAGTTCTCTGCGAGATTGGTTTTATTACGGTCGAGAGATTTTTGAAGATAGGCGAGCGAAATTACGTTTGGTTGCTCAAAAATGTAATATTGAGCATTTGTGTCCATCTTTGGACATCTCCTATGATAAATGTGTAAATAGGTGGAGACACAAATATCTAGGAGAAGATCTCATCGAGGAAGATGAGATTGTTATCGGCTTGGAATAGGTGCCGTTAAACCTATTCGACCAGTCTAGTCTGGTTGCTACGGCAAAGCAAAACTAATGTGTATATATGGATACCGTAATTTATATATTTTTGTATAGTTTTATATGTTTTATTATAGGCTTTGTACATATAGGCATTCTTCCCTAAGAATACTCCTATTTAGGAGAGAAATTAGCCATTTCAATGTAAACTATTCCACTTATGATATTGAGCAGTGTTATAAGATTGTAAATAAATTGCTTACTACAAATACAAATTTTAATGATCCAAACACTGGTTGTGAGCAGTGTGTGGACTACACTGGCTATTCTGAAGTAGTCAGAGACCTTCTCACAAAGAATTTTGAGAGTCACAAGTCGTATAAGACTAAAACACGTGAACAAGTTTTAAAATATCATGTTACTCATGATAAAGCATATCCTACAGCTTTTGATGTATTGTGCAATTTGGGTAATTATGGTATTAATCCTAATAGGTTTGATAAACTTTGGCACAACCATCGTCATCGTCTAGGTGAACGAGTTGATTTGTTTGATGGGAAAGTTATATCCCCTTCAGACATGTCAGTTGTTGTTGCAAAAGTTTATGAACCTGAAACTAACAAACGTAAGTTAGATGTGATTCTCGAAACACAGAGTGGAAATGCCGAATCCACAACATATACTGGCTCTAGGATGACTATGACTCAAAATGTAGCCTTTGCAGATCAGCTGTCAGCTTATACTTATGATGCTGGTGGTGAGTTAGATCCCACTAGATCTTTACAAGATACTGATGATGCTGATTTAGGTAATTTCTTTAGTCGTCCTTTAAAAATTCACGAAGTAGAGTGGGGTACTGGAGTTGCTTTATTTGACTCCTTTGATCCATGGTCTGAATATTTACAGAATCCTCGTGTCATTAATAGGCTCACTAATTTTAATCTTTTAAAAGCTAAGTTACATCTCAAGATTGTTATAAATGGAAATGGGTTCCAATATGGGCGTGCAATTGCTCATTATTTACCTTTCGATATTTTTGACACCTTGACTACTACAGCAGCTTTGAATGATGATGATTTAGTACAAGCTTCACAAATGCCACATATTTATTTAGATCCTACTACTTCAACTGGTGGAGAGTTGATTTTGCCTATGTTCTATCATAAGAATTATATTAATATTCCTAGTTCTGATTGGACTGTTTTAGGTGAAATGTATATTAGAGAGTTGAACACTTTGAAACATGCTAATGGTGCTACTGATAAAGTTACTATATCAGTATTTGCCTGGGCTGAAGATGTTTCTATGTCTGTTCTTACTTCTAATGATCCTACTACTCTTACGCCTCAGTCTGGTGAAATAGAAGAAGCTAATACAAAAGGTATGATATCTGAACCTGCGTCTGCGATAGCAAAGATTTCCTCTGCTTTAACTGTCGTTCCTGTAATTCGTCCATTTGCGATGGCGACTACAATGGCAGCTGAAACTATTGGCAATATAGCAAAAATGTTCGGATATTCTAGACCACCAGTAACTAAATCTCCTGATCCTTTCCTACCTCGTATTGTAGGTTCTTTTGCAAATACTAATGTACCTGATCCTATTCAGAAATTAACTGTTGATCATGCACAAGAGCTTACAGTTGATCCACGTATTGCTGGTATTTGTGCTGAGGATCCAATGGCTATTAAATCTATAGCTACTAGGGAATCTTATATTATAAAATTCCCCTGGGTCCAAGGCACCGCACCAGAAACATTATTGTGGAATACTCGTGTTACTCCAGTAACATGGGCAGAGGGTGGTGGTTCTCCTACACCATTGCGACTTCCTGCCTGTGCTATGGCTGCATTGCCATTTGATTACTGGACTGGAACTATGCGTTATCGATTTCAAGTTGTTGCTTCCACATTTCACAAAGGACGACTTAAAATCGTTTATGATCCAGAATTCCTTGAATCTAATGAATATAATACCAATTATGTTCAAATTATTGATTTAGCAGATACACGAGATTTTACTATAGAGGTTGGTGTGGGTCAAGATGTTACATTACTTGAACATGCTACTCCGGGATTAGAAGCAGTTTCTACAATTTATAGTACAACACCTTATACCACTACTTCAGTTGGTAATGGTGTTTTAGCTGTATATGTTGTTAATGAACTTACTACTCCTAATTCTACTGTGAATAATGACATTGAAATTAATGTCTTTGTTAGTGCAGGTGATGACTTTGAAGTATTCGTTCCCAATCAATTGATTGGTAATTATGTACTTAAACCGCAAAGTGGAGAGATTCTTTCTCCTCAGAGTGGTGAAATTGTTCCAGAATCTGAAAATACAATTGAGGCTAGTGCACCTACTCAGAATATTGTTAAGAAGTTGGGACCAACAGAACAAGATACATCTTTGATTAACAAGGTATTTACTGGAGAAACTATTACTTCATTCAGACAGATGCTTAAAAGATATAATCTACATACAGCTGTTTCTAATGGAACATCTCTTGGTAGAGTATTACAAGTAGCCCAAAATAATTTTCCATTTTTACGTGGAAATGTTGATGGGGCTATTCATAGAACTGACTTATTGGCACCTTATAACTTCTGTAACACTATTATGTTACATTGGGTAACTTGTATGTTTTCAGGTTATAGAGGGGGTGTTAGATACAAAATTGTTCCTAGAGGAGATTTGAGTCTGACTACTCCTCTTGATATGTCAGTGGAACGCTTTCATAGTAGGTTTAATAGAGATTATTCTCTTAGAATTACTTCACCTTTGGATGTTACATCTGTTGCTGAGTCTGGTCATGCTGCAGTTATAGGAACTCCAGCTGGTGAATTTCAAGTTGCAGGTCATATGCCCGCTGGTTATAATGGAATGGCTTATACCCATTCCATAGTTAACCCTTGTCTTGAATTTGAAATTCCTTATTATAGCCCTAATCGTTTTGAACCTGGAAAGACACAGAATTTTACTGAGAATTTTGGTAATGGATTTGAGGTTAGTATTCTAGCTGATGGAGGTACTAATACAGCTTTCTACTATTATGTAGCGGCTGCTGAAGACTTCCAAGTTTATTTCTTTACTGGAGCGCCTCGTTTGTTTTATGAGGCAAATCCACCAGCACCAGAACCTTAACTGGTTCAAAAGATCTTATTGGGTAGATCTTTAAATAAAATCCCTTTATCCAAGCTTTATATAGAATAAGCTTTAAATAAAATTCTTAC